ATCATACCTTCACCAGTTGTTACTGGAGCAGCTTTTTGTACAGCAGCTTTTTCAGCAGCAGCTATTGTAGCTTGCATTGATCTTCTTGCAGCAGCAGCAGCTTGTCCTTGTCGTGCAGCAGCTTGTGCAGCTTGTTGTTCTCTTGCTCTTTGTGCAGCGCCGCCGCCTCCGCCGCCTCCGCCTCCGCCACGGGGACCTGGAGAACCGACTCCTGGACTCCAACCTTGATACCCAGGTCTACCTGGTCCAGGTTTAACTAATTGTCCTCTAGAATAATATTGTCTTAAACTTTTATCTACAGTCATTATCTTCTCCCATCCGCTTGTATATCTAATCTAAACGTTCCAAGTTTCCAGTGTTGTCCGGTACTTGTATTGTCTACCTTTAAAGATATAGCACGTGCACGCGCTCTTGTATCTATTTTAGTTGTAGTAGTTGTAGATGTAAAAGGTCCTAAAGATGAACTTGCCTGTGAGTCCGTTGGATAATTTTTTAAGTTCAAAGTCACTCTTACATCACCCGTTTGTTGTAAAAAGTCAGGAAGCACTCTTCTAATTTTCATCATGTACTCTCCGTCTCCTCTTAAATCTGCTCCTCCACCCTGTACTGCTGATATATCAAAATCACCGGACTCTATACTTGCAGCAATAGCAGTAGCTGCACCTGCTTTAATTTGATTCACTCCTGTTTCGTGTTCATAGTAAATTGTGACACCATCCGTGTTGCCAACGGTTGTATCACTTGTTGCACTTGAATCATATTCTGTTGCATGTGGTTTTCCAAATATATGTGAATCAGACCATGTTGATCTTGCAAGCGTGCTTGTCGTCCATACCGGTCTTTCTGGTGTGGAGTCCATATAATTATAAGTGACTGATCTATTATTAGATGCAGCACCACTACCAGGATAGAACCAAGTCACTTCACCAAACAGATTGTTTAATCCTGCATAAATATGTTGTCTAGGAACTGTATTAATATCATCGTAAACATAGTCTTCAACCAGACATGCCAATGAATCTAGTTTACCTGTATATCTAAAGAAACCATTCTCTGACATCCAGTATGCAGAACCATCTACTTCAACGGCTGCATTCTTTCCAATCAATCCACAGTTCGTTCCAACTTGTTGAAATGAAAATACGAAAGGAGCACCAACAAATCTCATAATAAATAATGATGTATCGGTCCAAATATAAATTGCATCCCGACCTCTTATCGCTGCAACGATCCGTGTTCCGTCGGCCAGTCTCTGTGTACCAGCGGTATTGGTTGCAGAAGGCGCGTATGAAGTTGATGCATTGATGCTCTCCTGATCTGACCATCTTATGTACATATCATCTTGTGTTGATGTCGTACCAATTGTTGTTTCTGTTCCAATAAAAACTAAGTGTCTATCGGGAGTGGATACTAGTGTTTGTATCGCTGCTGTTGGTGCATTGGCAACAATTGTGGCTCTAGTTGATGTTGCACCCGTTGCATCTGAATCCCATTCAAAAGTTGCACCATCAAATATAGTTGCAATCAATTTATTTCCAAAATTGTCCAGGGACCATAGACCAGGAGCTGTTACAATATCTCCAGTTTGCGATGCACCCCACTTGGTATAATCCGATGCATCGGTAACCGTTGCTCCATCACTATGTGAAGCAGCTGTTGTATTATCTGATCCTCTTGTTAATCCTGATAAAGTATTAGTACCTGTAGTGTTAGATGTATAAGCAATTCGTTCACTATCTATTAAGACAGTTCCTGAAGCAGGCATCGATGCAGAATTATCTAGAACAATACTTGTTGAACCTGAAGTTAATGCACCATCTAGTGTATCTGTAATTTCTCCAGCAACAGTACCGCCCCATAAACCTAGTCCCCAACCAGCAGCTGATTCTTCAACTGCAGGTCCGATTGAATAAAAATGTTGAACTCTTATTCCACCAGAAGTACTTGCTCCTGATCCAGATTCAGCGGATCCCATTTCAATGGTAATCGTTGTAGCAGTTGGAACCGTTGTAACCATGAAATTAGTATCGTCAAAATCGCTAGAACCAAAATCAGAATCAGTAATAGTAGAAAAATTATCCAAACGAACAATGTCATATTTTGTAATGTTGTGATCAGATGCAAAAGTAATTGTAACCGTTGCATCACTTTGTGTTGTTGTAAAGGCGCTTGTTAATGTTGTTGTAGCTTTAATAGGAGTAATGTCATAAAATGCTCCTCCAGAATATACATATAAAAATCTGTTTGTACCAATGGCTGCGTATTTAATGCCACTGGCATTAACGAAATGATGTAGTGCTGTGTTTCTTCCTGTAAGAGTAGAATCTCCCAGTTGAGCCCAACCTCCTATTTTTTCAGGTGTAGCATATCTAAAACGCACATAGTCACCACCAATCCATTGGCCTTCGCCTCCAGTTGCTGTAACCTGTTTATTAAATCCTGGTTGTATATTAATTTTTTGTAGCATAATTATCTCGCGTTTACTGGTACTCCTTCTGAATTAACTAATGGTGCTTCTGCGAAAGCTATAAAAATGTATGTTCCACTTACGTTGTTATATTGATTATCCGCAGTTCTTACTTTAAAACCATTAGATAAAAAATCATGACTATTATCAGCATGTTCTTGATCTGCTTCAGCTAGATCTGCATTTTGTCTATCATCTACAACATTGAATGCACTTCTCTTATTATCAAACATACCCCAGCTTCCAGTACTATCAGTTCTTTTAGTCATGATAAAAGCTGGTCGAAAGCCACAAAAAATAAAGGGTCCATCAGCATTTCCATTTCCTGTGTATGATCCAAATTTCGAAAATCCCTGTATTTCTGTCCATGCATAGCAAATCATATTTTTTGTGTTGTAACTTACATGAGATTCTCTACCTAAAGTTATAAGTGTTGATGTAGGTGCGGTATCATTCCATGCTAAATCATAATCAGAAGTAGCATTATTTCCAGCAAGTTGTACATAATCTGTTTCAGGTGCGGCTGTGTTTTTGTGATGATAAACAAACCAAGCCGATTCATCAGCATTTCTAACATGAACCATAAAAAGATGAGGAACAGCACCTAAACCATGTCCAATAGTAGAACCATCTGTTTGATTTCCTACATAATCGATAATTGAAAAACCGGATGTAGTATTTGCGGAAGTTGCTGTTGTATTTATTGAACCAGATGTGTTTGCAGAACCAGTACCATTTGCTTTCCAGCACCATGCTACATAGTCTTCTGTATTTGTATTAACTTTATCATCGGCATCAACTTGAAAACCATCGCTTGCAAAAGAATCTAGTGTATCGGTATCTGTGACTTCATTAGAACCAACAACATCGCCAATATCAGAAGTTAAAACTTTAGTAGCACCTCTTACAGCATCGAAAAGACAATGTGAGTCGGTGGCATCTCTATTTTTAATCCAGACGAAATCTGGCTCCATATCCGTATCACCAGGTAAAGTGATTGCATTATTAGCACTTCCATTTCCAGTATAAAGAACAGTTTGAAAATATGCTTCTGGATCGTCTATTGTTGTATAAACTGCCATTTAACCTCCAGCGCTTCCTAAATTTTTCGTGCAGATCGCCAAAAATCCATCTGGAACGGCGTATTCAAAATTTCCATAACCATTTTCATCTGCATTTCCTGATGAGATTGATATGACTGGTGAACCAAAATTTAATGTCCAAGTTGTCGTTGCAGAATACTCAGTTCCACCTACAGTTACAAACCAATATCCATTGTGAGTACTACCTACTGCTGTAATATCTACAGCTCCTACACTCGCATTAAATGTTGTACTGTCCCAAGCCTCATTACCATCTGACCATGCGCCACCTTTTGAAAAATACATTTTAGAATTTGTAATATCCAAAGCTATTCCAACAGTATCACCTTCAGCAAATGTGCCTGTTTCAGCAGCTGCTCCTTGATTATTATTAAATACATGTCCGTTATTCTTTATTCCCCAAGCAATACCCGTAGCATTTACAATTTCTCCTAAATTTTGATTATATCTTTGTGTTACATCTATAATTCCAACTAATGATTGTCCACCTCCTGCTGGAATATCTGTTATATGTACTTCCCAATACCATTTTCCAGCTGCTAAGCCAAAAGTTGAAGTGTAATAACTATATCCAGTTGAAGAATTTGAACCTGAACCACCCACAACTAATAAATTACCTTGTGAAAAAGCTGGGGCTGTACCTGTAGTAGGCCAGTATTTATCTAACGTATTCATGACACAAAAATTATTAGTGGGGACATCGTTGGCTTGGTCTGTTGCGGCTAGAGCACTTTCGGTCAGGTCCGTGCCCCCGTTTGCGTCGTTCCCAAGGTTATCACTAGCTTTAAAGTCTAAATAAAAACCATTCGTACCAAATGTTAATCCTGATACATCTTTAGGCATCCAGATTGTAGGTGAATCTTCAGAAAATTCTCCAAAATCCGAAGCGGCATAAGCTGTTCCATCTATAAAAACTACTTCTGCCATATAACCATCAAAATAATTTGCATTCCATCTTTTACCAACATTATGTTGATTATCAGAATTTATATATCCATCTTTATTTTGATCTGGATATGTTTCTGTACTAAAAGAAGAACATTGTACTCCGTTAATATATCCTTTTACTCGGTTCGCTGCTGTGCCTTGTGCAGAATCGTAGGCAGTTACGATATGGTACCAGGCGCTGGGGTCCCGCAGCATAGCACTTGAAATTACATTCATTACACCACCAGAACCTTCATCCATTGATACAAATATTACTCTATTACTACCATCAAGACCGACAACATTATATTGATCGCTTGATCCTGTAAAAGCTGAAAATATTGCATGATAACTATTTTTTATATTTCCCAGTTTAATCCAACAAGAAAATGTCCACAGTTTAGTAGCAGAAGAACTTCCAGGCGTCTTGTGCATAAAAGCACTATCATCATCATTAAACAGGCATGAGTTGTCTACATCATATCCTGTATCTGCTGCTGAATTTGCTCCACCTATAAGAAAAGCCATGTTAAGATCCTAATTCTGGAAACTCTCCTAATGGTCTTTCCATTACAACAGGATCCCCTTCATCTGCTGTATTTACATATGTGTATAAAGTTTCAATTGCTGGTGTGTTTGATGCATTGGTAATTGCAGTTTCCATTTCACCTGAC